GGTGGTAGAACTCGCACAAGTAGTACAATGCACGTGACGTGCAAAGAATCAATCCGCCCGCAACGCTGATCGCTGCCAAACATGTGGTTCTATGAGAACCCCCGCCCAGATGCCGTAGCATTTCGTTCCTGATTTATCTTCGCGGTGGAACTCGTCAGTTGGCCCCGCTGAACACCCCCGACGACGTCGGGCCTGAACTCCTCCCTCCCGAATTAAGGTGTTCTCCAGCGCTGGGCCGTCTCACTTCATCTGATGAGGAAGCATCAGCCATGCCTCCTCATCCTCGTCCTTGAGTGCGACGTAGTTGTTGGCCACATATTGGAGCGATGCCAAATCCTTGGCCTTGAATGGATTGAAATCGCATTCATATGAGATAGTCAGCATGCGACACTGCACCTCCACCGGCGGACATACCATCTGGCACTTGGTAATGGTCCTGTTCAGCAGCTCGGTCAAACTCAACTCTGTGCCTGTCTCAACGTCGAAAGCGTACTGTTCCGCCGAATACGCTTGCACTTTCGACGTTAGGTCCTTGATACCCTTCTTCTTCAAGGCCTCAATCCGCGACTCTGCTTGGTATAGGAAAACCATACAGAGCGCATTGACTCTCCCTGCAAACATGTAGGCAAGGGAGAGGGACCTGGCAATCATGGCTTGTTCCGTGATTTCGTTGCTTGCCAAGGTCCCCAACTTCAGCATGGATCTCGAGATCGCCGGGCTCCAGGGGAACGACACATCTGTTTTGCCATCCTTCACTAGCATGTGTACCCCTATAAATTCCAACCTCCCGTCGACGATCAGCTTCAGTTTGCTGTCCAACCCCAACTCTGCATAGTTGGCCTCGATGATCTTGTAGTTCTCGAACTGTGCCAGGATGCGGGCAGTCAGTCCGGCTCCATCGTCCCCCTCAACTTTCATCTTCCAGATGATCTTGATGCTCTTGTAAGTGCCGTCGGCCTGCTTGAGAGGTACGGACGTGAACGTCCAGTGGTGATCACCCTTCATGATGTGGAGCTCGAAGAATCCCTGTGGATTTTTGCACTTCGTAAATAACTCATCTGGGTTGGCACAGAAACAACAGAAGGTTGCCGCAAATTCATTGATAGCGTTTACCACACTCGTGAGTAACCACCCGCTATCCATGGGCAAATCCGGGAATTTGGCAGTGAGGTTGTAGCCATTTTTCCCTCCGAGCACGAATTTGTAGCGCATTCCGTGTTGTGCATCGAAATAAATCTTTGCATGGTGTAGATGCGACAATCGTGCCTCGTGCCTCCTCATGAGGAACTCGTGTATCTTCTGCAGGATTTTATAGGGCCCATGCAGCAGCCCGCCGGTGAACTTGTTGTAACGTTCGTGGATTTCCATGCCAGTCTGGTCCACCTCGAAACAACATGTTTCTTCCTTGGTGGCCTGCGCGTACTCCTTGAGGAGCCTGTCGAGCACATGCTCGCGCGCTTCTCCCTTAATGTTGTTGGCATGTAAGAAACCTCTCGGCTTCACGCGGCGCCGCTGATTGGGCTTCCCATCGACTTCTACTGTGGCAACCTCGACCCCTTTGTTCATTATCAGATATTCGAACAAATGGCCAGCAACCACGTTCAGAGCCAATAGCTCTATGCCGTTGTCGATGACCCCCCTAGGGGGTTTACCTGGCTTCGGTGTGACCTCAAACTTCACATTCGCCTTTCTCTTCGAAATGTCACTGCCATAACTATCGGAGATCTCCATTGAGTCCATGGCCTCCTTGATCTGCTTCTCAGAGAACTTTTTCCTCAGAATCTCTTCGAGGGAGTGTTCTCCGAAAAGCTCCGTATAGGCACGCTTCATATTCGAAGTGGTGAAGTGGTTCTTGTCCAAGAGATGCCAGAACCTGCGCAACCTCTGTGCTGTCGATGACTGTGGTTGGTATTCCTTGTTGGGCTTCGTGCGTTTTTCAGCAACTGCTACCTTCGTCAACGTGTCCCCATGTGAATGTATTTGGGGCACTCCCAATATGGGGCCGATTTTGATCGCGTTCGGCTTGGCCACTACAGCAGTGTCCAACTTGTCCACCCCTTGGATCGCTTTGCATCTCTCAGCGTCCAAGACTCCGATGTAAGTGCTGCTCTTCGGGTGGAACACCTCACGTGTTCTTGCGGCTGTGGCTGGATCGTCTTTCTTGCCCATGAGCTCCTCAGCTCGCGGCATGTCACCTCCGACGATCGTTTGTTGTGGTAGCTGGCCCTGATGATCCTCGACCCATGACCAAAGTTGTCTCATCCGCTTCAGCGCTGGTCTCTCCGTGATTGTGCCGGTGAATTCACCTTCTGTGTGCCACGGAGTTGCCATCCTGTACTCCAACTTGTCGTGCCAGAACAAGGAGTATTTCCTCTCCAAGTTGTTGATGTGTTCTAGGTGGAAGAGCATCCAATCGTTCTTTGGGTCCCACTCTCCGGAGTGGGCCAACGTTATGGTGAGTGATTGATGGATGCTCCTGTTCCTGGCTTTGTTGAGTTGGCCATACTCTTCGATGGCAGTTTTCGCTTCCGCGGATACCCATAGCGTCTTCAACACATGTCCATAGACCGCTGGGTAGTAGGCACATCCTTCACACCGCGCCGGCATGAGGAAGTGCTTGCACTGCACATCTGACTTCCCTTTCGGCCTGAAAATGGCCTCTGAGTCCTTGCAGCAATTGGCGCAGAATGGGCTAGTCTGCGTGCCTGTAAACACAGCGCCACCTGGATCGCATCGGGTCGACGCCATGGCGTATCCCCAGATGCTGGCAGCACAACCAACTCCGTATATCACCGTACCGACCGCAGCAACGAAGCTGCCGACGTGCCATACGAGGGTTGCCAACTGAAATTTACCAAGCATCACCACCACACCACTAGTGGTGACCAAAGTCGTGACGTGAAAGGCGGCCTTAGCCACCACACATGCGGAAATGACTGAACCGCCGATGGCGGAAAACTCCAACACCTCTTCCCAGTGCTCTTCCGCGCAAGCTCTGGTGTCCCTGAAAAGACCTGCTGCATCGACCAAACACTCACATAATCCTTGCAAGAAATGTGGTCTCTCCTCATTGGTCTCCTCCTCACAGCGAGGTTTCTCATCGTCCTTTGGCAATACGATGGGTGTTGGTGGTGCGATGTCGTGTGAATCGTCGCTGTCTGAATCGTCGAGCAGGTTGCCAATCCCTGCCCCGATGTCCGGTTTGGGCGCCGGTCCGCCTGTCTCCTGTGCACTTTCCTTCAGCACCGATGTGGTTGGCTTGTCGCCATCTTGTGCAACAGGAGGTGTGGTAACTGTCGCAGCACCCGCGTCGACGGTGACTGCGCCTGCATCCAGTTCACCCACCCTGACACCTGAAGCCGAGTCCGCCACTTCGATTGGACTCGCTTTCTGCAAACCTACAACCTGGTCCGCCACTTCGATTGGACCTGGTTCGCCTGCCTCAGGTCCCTTCAAACCAATACCTACCGGTGCCTCCGCCGCTTTGATTGGAGACACAAGCGATCCGAACTCGCTGAGATCGCGCAACTCTGCAATGGCTCTTCTACTCTTCTTGAGCGGATTGAGCCGCACCGACGCTTCCACCGGAAAATGCACTACG